GCTGGTCGAGACTGGAACGCTTGCCGATGATTGGATTGGTTTGACTGCTCATGTTGTGATCTCCGTAATAGTTGTTTTCTATCTAGTCCATAATGGATGGACAAGCCGAATCTACTACGGCGAAATAGCGGTGTCAACATATGGTAATTAAATTATTTATCTCTGGTTTAATTTAGTTGACAATCGACATCGGGCAAAGCTCCGTCCAGCTTTTGGCTGGTTGGAAACCTAGTCCGTTGTGAACCTCCTAAGAGTATTTTGCCCTGCCTTGTGCGGGGCTTTTTTTTGCCATCCAAAAAGGGTTACTCGGAATGATTCGATTGATGGTTGCTGCGCTGGTGCTGGGCGTTTCCCAGGCATCCGCGGAGACGGTGATTAGCTACGATGACGGCTCGACTTACACGCTCGAGGCCGGTGAAGAAATCTTTATCAGCACACCCGGCAAGCCGCTTTTTTCACGCCGGCAATACTCGAACCAGGATATTTATTTCACGGCCCAGGAGCCGTGGAGCACCCGGGACTATGTGCCCACTGAGTCGGATGGCCTTGAGCCTGGCTCCCATGAGTGGTGCGCTGCTTACATCCCATGGTCTGAGGGGTACTCGTTTAATCAACAAACCTGGGGTCGTTACTGCGACACCAATAGCGACGGCGTTTATGACGAGCTCGACGCACGTTGGAGGGGCTGAGAGCCGATCGTGAGCTCTGACGGCCGGGCAAAAGGGTTACTCCAAAAGCACAACCTTGAGGGCGTTAACAGGCCCAAACGCACCCCCGGCCATCCCACCAAAAGCCATATGGTTTTAGCCAAGGAAGGCGATCAAACGAAGCTGATTCGATTCGGCCAGCAGGGGGTAAGCGGGGCGGGCAAAAGCCCCGATACCGCAGCTGAGAAAGCCAGGCGTAAAAGTTTCAAGGCTCGACACGCCAGCAACATTGCCAAGGGCAAGATGAGCCCGGCGTATTGGGCCAACAAAGTGAAGTGGTAATGGGATCCTCCCGGATCGAGAGTTTGCTTATTGGCGCTGCGGCCGCTGTGGCTGCGGCATTGTGGCTTGTCACGGTAGCCGTGATGGGCGTTATGTTATTGATATCTAGGATATTTATCTGATGCCAGGACTATTAGAAAAGCCCGGGCTATGGGCCAATATCCACGCCAAGCGGAAACGGATCGAGCGCCAGAAGGCGGCAGGGAAAACCCCGGAGCGGATGCGAAAGCCAGGCAGCAAGGGCGCGCCGACTGACCAGGCGTTCAGAGACTCAGAAAAGACCGCCAAGAAATAGAGCGATCGCATGACTGGTATGGGGGCAAGTCAGGATCCCGAGCTATTGGCGCGGGTCAAACAGTTTGAGGGTTATCGCCGGCACGTTTACCGCTGTAGCCTGGGGCACCTCACGATCGGGTACGGCACGATGATCGAAGAGGGTGGGCACGGCGTCCCATCGTTCATTGCCGAGCTTCTGCTGCGGGACTATCTGCAAACGATCGAGACACGGCTAAAGGCTCACGACTGGTACGGCGAGCTCAACACCCCCCGGCAGCACTGCATTCTTGAAATGGCCTATCAAATGGGCGTCGAGGGCGTTCTAGGGTTCGAGAACATGATCGGAGCCCTAAAGCGTGGCGATTGGATGCAGGCCGAGGCCGAAGCGCTTGATAGCTTGTGGGCCAAGCAGACACCCGCCAGGGCCCGGGATGTCGCAGAGCGCCTAAAGCTAGGCTAACCCCATGGATCGATACGAGCACCTACGGCCTTACACGGAAACCGAGCGGCAGCTTGAATTGCTGGATGCTCTGTTAGTCAGCGAAAGCACACACAAGGCCGCTAGAGAGCTGGGCATATCCGACCGCAATCTGATGCGGGGCTTAGCTAGGCTCAAGAAGCAAGCGGCATCCAGAGGCATAGCCCCCGATCAAGATATGACGCATGAGACGGCCGAGGGGTTCGTCGTAAAGGGCACCTCGACGTTATACGGGGAAGATGGGGATGTGAAGGCCCAGTGGGTGAAAACCCAGCAGGGAGCTGCACAGACACTCACGCAGATCAGAGAAGCCATTGCCGAGGCGATGGACGGTTACAAGGGCGTATACCGCCCCAGAAAGGCCCCGACATCCGACACCAGCGAGCTTCTGGCCTGCTATGTGATGGGCGATCCCCACATTGGCTGTTATGCCCATGCGGAGGAAGCCGGGGAGAATTTTGACGTCAAGATAGCCCGGGAGGATTTGCTTAACGCTACGTCCCGGCTAGTGTCGGTCGCACCCAAGACTGACCACGCCTTGATCGCGAACCTGGGTGATTTTTTCCACGCTGACAACAGGGGTAACACCACAACCCGGGGCACCCCGGTGGATGTGGATACTCGATGGCCCCAGGTCTTGCAGGCCGGCTGTATGCTCATGGTGGATCTAATCACCCTGGCCTTATCCAAGCATCCGCGGGTGTCTGTGGTGAATTGCATAGGCAATCACGATGACCATTCGAGCGTGATGCTGAGCGCCTTTTTAGCGGCTTACTTCCATGCTGAGCCCCGGGTGGAGGTGCTGCCGACCACCAACAAATTTCACTATTTCCAGCATGGCAAAACGCTGATCGCCTGTACCCACGGCGACACGATCAAGCTCAGCGCGCTGTCCGAGATTATGGCGACTGATAAGCCTGATATGTGGGCCCAGAGCCAGCATCGGTACTGGTATACGGGCCATATCCACCACACCACCCGGCAGGAGCTTAGGGGCAGCGTGGTTGAGTCATTCCGGACACTGGCGGCAAAAGACGCCTGGCACATGAATTCGGGCTACCGATCTGGCCGGGATATGTTCTGCATCGTGCATGACAAGGAATATGGCGAGGTAGAGCGCCACCGCTGCGACATCCGGCGAGCCAGGGACAATGGGTGATCTGGTTGGCATTGATGGTGGCAAGGCCAAAGCGGTCACGATAGAGCTCGAAGTGGTCGAGTGCGGCAACTGCGAGTCAGCAATGTTTTCGTGGAAGGTAGACGCTAACAACCCAAAGCAGCACATCCTTTCGTGCTGTGTATGCGGGTATCTATTTCCAGTGCTTGAGGCCGAGCAATCCAACGTGTTCGCGGAGTTTGACGAGGGCTCAGATGACTAGAGAGCTTGGATGCTGGTATTGCTCCGGCACCCTGGAGTCCATTGCGGACGCTGAAGCGGAGATGAGCCAAGAGGTTGTCAGGGCCGTGTATGCCTGCAATGAATGCGGTGCGCGTTACGTGGCCTGCTACGACCCCGTACAGGAAGATAAGTAATGGCGCTAGGATCACTCATAGGTAAAATTTTCGGCTCTGAGAAGGCCATTGAGGGCGCTGTAAAGGGCATCTCGAATAGCCTGGATGTGCTGGTCTATACCGACGAGGAAAAGGCCAACGATGCCGCGCAGGAGCGCCAGAAGGCCCGGGCGATGGTTATCGACTGGATGCAGGCCACAAGCGGGCAGGCATTAGCTCGCCGGCTTATAGCGTGTTCGATAACGCTGATATGGCTTATGCAATACCTATTTGGCTGGGCAATGGTTACGGGCGCTGTATTCAGTGACCCTGAGATTGCTGCCCGGATGCAGGAAGCCAGTGAAATTACGCAGGCCCACGCAGACAGCATGACCGGGGCCGTAATGTTAATTCTGAGCTTCTATTTTGCGGCTCCTCATTTAGACAAGGTGGTAGGGCCGGCAATGGAAAGATTTGCAAAGGGCGGTAAGAAATAATGCGAGTTGATCCCTCTGTCAGCTGGGGCGATATCGCCATGACAACCGGGCTGGTGTTCTCTGGAATTCTTGCCTTTGCCTCAGTATCTGAGGGAGTTTCCCTCAATGCCGCGTCGATCAGGGTGGTCGATCGTGACGTTCAGCAGCTTGCCCAGCAACACCGGGATCGATTGGCCGAGGAAAAGTCTGATCGAGAGCAATTGCGCCTGGAGATGCGTGAGGATCTGCGCGCCATATCCGAGAAGCTAGACCAACTAATGCAGAGGTCAGACGGTGAATAATCCTAAAGCCGCATACGGCGGTGTCCAGCGCATTAATGCAATGGCACCCCAGGCCCCCGGGCCGACATACCAAGGTCAGGCGATGGCGGGTCAGCTGGGCTTAAACGATCAGCTGGCTGCTCAATCAAGGCAAACGATGAGAGTGCCTTCCACCCCGGTGAAGGGGTTACTGCAACGTGTTGCGCCACAAGGCATAGGCGGTCAGGGATCCCAAACAATGGCAGGCCGGCCCAAGATGCCTGCCGGGTTAGGCAGAGATATAGGCTATGTCTAACGACTGGGACGATGACTACGATGACTTCGAGGAAGAGCCCAAGAAGAAGCGTGGCCGCCCGAAAGGTAGTTTCAACAAGGCATCAAAAGCTCAGATCGAGCGGGTGTGCGCTGATGGCGGGACATCCCCCCTTGAGTATCTCGCTTCGATCTACCAAAACGAGGCAGAGGACATCCGTTACCGGATAGACGCTGCCAAAGCCGCCGCACCCTACGTTCATGCCAGATTGTCATCGACGGAGATTAAGGCCGCAGTACAGGAGATATCTCAAGAGGAATGGCTGGAGAGCTTGAACTAACCCGCCTAAAACTGAAGAACGACTTTGAGTT